ATCTCCTGCGTCGACCCACTTGTCCGGGTCGCCGGTGGCGTCCCAGACCCAGACGTGACTGGTGTCGTCGGCGATGTAGGCGTCGCCCTGTGCGTTGCCGGTCGCCGGCAGCGACGCGGATGTGGGCACAGTGCCCTTGATGTTCATGCCAAGGCCGGCCGCGCCGGTCGCGCCGGTCAGGCCGATCGGTCCCTGGATGCCCTGGTCGCCCTTCGGGCCTTGCGCGCCGGTGTCGCCCTTGATGCCCTGCGGCCCCTGTGGGCCGATATTACCCTGCAGGCCCTGGTCACCCTTGTCGCCCTTGAGGCCCTGCGGCCCGATCGGCCCGGCCGAGCCGGTGTTTCCGACCACACCCTGAGGACCCTGGATACCCTGGGCTCCCTGCGGTCCGGCCGGGCCGATCGGCCCCGTTGGCCCTAGCGCTCCCTGCGGTCCCTCAGGTCCGGTCGGACCTGGGCCTGTGGTCGGACCGGACTGTGGACACCGGACCTACCGGGCCTTCCGGTCCCACCGGACCAGTCGCGCCCGTCGGCCCTTCGAGCCCCTGCGGCCCGGCAGGACCCACAGGACCCATCGGGCCGGTGGCGCCGGCATGCGCCAGGAAGTCCATGGTCGCCGCGGTCAGGCGGTTGCTGACCGTGGCGTAGCGCAGGAACTCCTGGGCGTATGTGTTTTCCTGGGCGCGTAGGACGGTGAGGATATCGCCATCGCGCGCGGTGCAGTTCATGATCTCGAGCTGGCCGGTGCGGCGATCGTCGACCGTCACCGTGAACCAGTTCGAGCCGTCGCCGATCGGCTGCGGGAACCTGTCGCCATAGCCCGGCTCGACGCGGATCGTCGTGTCCTCGGCGTTGACCGCTACGTCGAGCCTGGACGTGGCGTTGTTGGCGAAGATCATCGGTACGGTCATGGCGCCACCACCCACGCGCCATTGCGGCGAACATAATTCTGGTCATCCATCGGCGCGTCCTCGAAGACGGCACCCGGCACCTTCCACGTCTTGTCGCCCGCCCAGAACTGCGTAGGCAGGCCCCCCGGTATGACCGGCTCCTTGCCAGCGATCAGGTCGTTCTGGTCGGCCTGGTCCTCGAGCAGTCCAACGATGTCAGCCTGCGTGTGGGTGTGGACCAGCGGAGCCTTGCCGGCGATCTCGCCGTCCTGGACTGCCTGATGCTGGACCAGCCCGGTGACGTCGGACTGCGGGTGGGTGTGAACCTTGGCGGCCTTGTTGCCGAGCTCGGCGACGAGACCGGTGACCTCGGATTGCTCGTGGGTATGGACGGTGTTGGCCTTGCCGCCGATCGCCGTGTCGATCTGCGTCAGCCGGGCCGGTAGGCCGCTGACGTCGGACTGTTGGTGGGTGTGAGCGACCGGGGCCTTGCCGTCGAGATCGGCGGTCAGGCCAGTAATCGACGACTGTGGAATCGGCGTCGTCGGCGGGAACGTCGCCGGCTTGCCGGTAATCTCGCCCCAGGCATGCGAGACTTCCGCCCAGGTGGCCGACTGCCGGGCGTACTGAACACCGGTCATCGGTGCTTCCTGGACTGCGCCTGGAGCACCTGGAGCACCTGGAGCGCCGGCCGCACCTGGAGCGCCGGGCAGCCCCTGCGGTCCGGGCGGGCCCTGGTCTCCGGGCAGTCCCTGCGGTCCGGGCGGCCCGACCATGCTGGCTGGGGCACTGCCACCGGTACTCGACCAGTTCGGGGGCGGAATCACCCGCATGCCGAGATCGTCGCGCTTGACCTGGCCGGCGTCGGTCCTGACCAGCATCGTGACCGTGTAGAGCGTGTTGGGCAGGCCGCCCGACACGAAGATCATCAGCTTCTTCTGGGTCGCATCGGGGTAGCTGCTGTCGACAATCAGCGGCGTATCGGCGGTGAAGGGAGCGACCTCGGACCGGAAGTCGGTCAGCTTCTCCAGGTCCTCGAGCCAGCATGAATAGTCGAGGTAGAGGCGCTTACGCTCGAGGGTGTCCTTGGTAAGTGTCTTCAGGGTGCTCATCCCGCCTCCTCGACCAGCAGCACCTGGGCGTCGAGCGGGATCGCCACGACGTTGCGGGCGTCCCCCATGATCCAGTCGGGACAATCGTTGAAGGAATCGACCAGCACCGGCGTCAGCACCAGGACCGTCAGCCCCTCGAACGCATCGAAATATTCCGGCCAGACGGGCTCGTTGACGCCGCCGCCATTGAGCTCGTCGCCGTTGTTTTCCCAGTGGTCATAGCCGGCTGGCATGATCGGGTGCTTGAGTTCGTCGGTCATGCTCTGAACCACCCACGGTTCTCAGCCCAATCGGGGATGACGACGATCTCGAGATTGTTGGACACGAACGGCAGTCCGCTGGCCGTGTCGACGAACAGCAGCAGCTCGGACTGTTCGGGCACCCCGGCGCGCAGCGACATGGTGAAGTAGTTCACCTGCTTGCTCACTGCGACGCCCTGGATAACCACCGCGCTGGTCTGGTTGTAGCCCTCCGGGTCGACCGTGCTGTCGACGATCGGCAGTGAATCGCCGAGCTTGTTGGCGGCGCCGACGACGGCGACGAGATCAGCGACGACGCGGTGCTGCGGGTTGAACGTCGGGGTCCCGCTCCATGCTGTCAGCACCATATCGGCCGCGCGCCAGTCGAGGTTGGCGGTGCTCAGCATGTAGCGGGCGTAATTGTAGATGCCGTTGCTCATGCCCAGCCCCTCGGGAAGCGCCAGACGGGCGTGTCGTAGACGAAGCCTCGAGCCGCCTCCTGCTTGCGGAAGCCCATGGCAACACGGAATTTCTTGCCGTGGAAGATCATCAACTCCTTGTTGGACCAGGGCTTGGCCGGCATGCCGTAGAGCCGCTGCTTGGCGCCGTCGAGCCAGTCCTGGAAATACATGTCGTACATCCAGTCATCGAGCTGCCAGTCGCCGCAGTCCTTCTCCAGGCAGCCGCGCGACAGCGACAGCGCCACCACCATCTTGAGCGGGTGCTGGATGGTGGTGTTGTCGACGCCGGTGACCGTCACGTAGTCGGGCCGATAGATCGCGTAGGTGAAGCGCTGGTCGGCTCCGATGTCGTGCTCGACCGGGGCGAACGAAGCGTCGCCATCGGGGAAGGTCTGGTCTGGCGACAGCCGGCCGAGCGAGGTGGTGACCGCCGCTACCGCCTGCGCGTTGGCGACCGGTATGCTGTTGTGCGAGACGGCCAGCAGTCGCACGATCGCCGAGTCCAGCGGCAGCGACAGCGGGTAATCCGACGAGCCGACGTTGAGCCCAATGTCCTGCTCGTAGCGCCACGCCGAGGTGCGCCGCATGAACTCGTCGATCGCGTTGAACAGATGCAGCGAGAGCACGCCGTCCGTCGCCCCAGGGACGTCGACCTTGAGGGTCTGCAGGAGCCGGTCGATGGGGCCGCAGACGGTGCTCACTCAGTCCTCCGGGTCCAGCCGCGCGGTGAACAGCGCAGCGTAGTTGTGGCCCTCGGCGAGCAGGTTATCGGCGCGGCCGCGCAGCCAGTTGGCGACGTCCTCGCGATCTGCGGGCTTCATCTTGCCAGCCCAGCGTATCTGGACGATCGCCGTGCACATCAGCTCCTCGGCGGCCTCATCGTCTTTGCTCTGCTCCTCGTCGATGGTGTGGTCTTCCATAAGTCCCTCACGACGTGATGGTCAGCATCTGTGCGGTGAACTTGGTCATCAGCGACGCCGCGCGGGCGTCGGTCGTGGACTCGTCGTCGCGCAGCTGGGCGCGGCCGACGATGTAGTAGACCAGGCTTTGCCGGTACATCGGGTCGATCGGCACCGGCTTGAGCTTGGTGGCAGCCAGCGCCGCGGCCGTCGGGTCGAACCAGGGCATGTCGAAGGCTGGCAGGAACAGGTCAGCACGAAGCCGCCGCGCCTCCAGCAGCCCGATATTCAGCGCATCGACCAGGTCATCGTCCGGGTAGCGATACGGCGTGAATTCGTCCTGCAGCAGGCGCCGCGATTCTTCCAGATACTGACCGACCGTCCCAAGTGCTTCCGGCATGGGCTAACCTCCCGCACCGGGTGCTCCAACACCCGGCGCGTTTTCAACAGCGGTTAGCCCTGAACGACGATGGCCTGCGCGAGAGCAGTGCCGTCGAGCACCTTGTAGCCGTAGACCTGCAGGCCGCGCAGCAGCTGTCCGAACGTCAGCTCGGACCGCAGCGTTTCGACCTTGTTGATCTGCGAGGCGAACGACAGCGCGTGCTGAGTGCCCGCGTAGATCGCCCACTCGCCAGCAGCCAGGCCGGCAGCGGTGCCGCCAGGTAGCAGGTTCGACACGTAGATCGTGAACCGATCGACCATGCCGAGTCGACCGTTGCGCAGGATCGACACGGAGTCGCCGGTGAGCGAGGCGTCGCGCAGCTCGGACATCTTGATCTGCGAGGCGATCCACGCCGGGATGACGACCCAACGCCCGGTCTCCGGGACGTTCTGCTCGTCGAGCACCTGGCCGAGCCTGACCAGCAGATCGACGATCTCGACCTTGCCGGCGGTGCCGGCCGGGTTGCGCGCGACGATCTGGATAGGCGATCCGGTTGCACCCAGGTTGACGCCGGGTCCAGGAGGCGTAGCTGCCGCACCGGATATGATACCGGCCGCGGTGCCCTTGTTGCCGGTCGCAGCCTGGCCGAGCAACCCCTTGAGGACCTCGGTGTCGACCACGATCTTGAACTGCTGGGCGGCGTCATCCGACCACATGTTCATCATGTTGAGGTCGGACTGGATTTCGTAGACGTCGTCGAGGATGACGTTGAAGTACTTGCCCTTGTCGATCTTCATCTCGAGGATGTTCGACCCTGGGCGCTCGATCTCGAGCAGGCCGTCCGCGAGGTAGTTCTTGATGGTGATCTTGGGCTTGGTGCGGATGACGATGGTGTCACCCTTGTTCTTGATCTCGCCCTCGTAGTCGGTGTTCGAGATCGCGGCGAGCACGGTCGACGCGTAGAACTTCTCGATCAGCTTGGTGGACCAGAGAACCGGGATGAAGGTCCCGGAGTAGGCAGGGGTCGGCGTCAGTGCGCCAGTCGGGTAGATGGGCGGAAGCGTGCCGGCGCCCGCTACGGGAAAACCGACACCAGTTGTGTAAGCCATGGCGATCCCTCGCAATTAGCGATTAATGGATTCGCCCTTCATGCTGAGCTACGTAGATGTCCCTCTCGATGGCGTCCGCGTCTGCCTCACGGCCACGATATACGCCACGGAGCTTGTCTTGCGTGAACTGCGCAATCCAGGCGGCGGTGTACATGGGCTTGTCGGGCGGCAGGTTACCTTGCGGCGCCGATCTGGCTCTACCGGGTGCCGCGAAGTCCTCCAGGGTCGGTCTCCCGCTGCCGTTTGACGGGGGCGCTGAGGGTGTCGAAGCCTGGGGAGTTTGCGGGAGGCCGGTAGCCTCAGTCAAAAATCCCTGGAAAAACCTTACGACACGACCGCTGTCGTGTCCAGAGAACGCCTCTGTAAGCATATCGTGGCGCTTCCGGCCACTGTAGGGGTCGGGATGCTGCAGCCACTCCTTGAATTCGGCGGAGCGATTGACGTCGCGCCAGTTCGGCACGGCGTCCTTCAGCGTGCCGTAGACGTCCTTGACCTGGGTCTTCTCGATGACCTGGCCAACGCCGTCGATGCGCCCCTCGAGCTGGCGCAGCCGATCGGCCAGCTGGTCGAATTCCGGCGCGAACTCCTCCTTGGCGCGCTTGCCCACCACTTGGAGAAAGTCGGTGCCGTAGTCGCGCTCCTCGTCCTCGGTGATGAGCTTCGGCTTGCCGTAAGTCTTCGGCGCGGCTTCAGCCTGCGGCTTGGCCTGCAGCGTGGTGACGGTCTTCTCCAGGGCCTGCAGCCGCTCGCTCATCGCCTGGTTGAGCTTGTTGGCCTGCTCGAGGCGGCCGGCCATCGTCCTGGCGCGCTGCTCCCAGTTGTCCTGTGGCTGCGCATCCCCCGCCGGCGGAGGGGTCTCGGAACCGGTCGGCGGGGGTGGCGTACCGTCGGGGGGCGTATCCGCCGGCTCACTCAAGAGCTTGATGTCCTTGCGCAGCTGGTCGGCCTCGGCCATCTGCCGGCGGACCTGCTCCGGCAGCTTCGGCTCGTGCGGCAGCGGCTGCGGGCTAGGCTGTGAAGGTTGGACGTTCGGTTCGTCTGCCATCTGGTCTTCCCTGGGGTCGGGTCATCTTGTCGTAGAGCTGCGGCGCGTCGGCGAGCACAGCGGCAATCTCATGCGCCATCAGCGCCATGCCCTGGCCACGCTGTAGCAGCTCGGGGGCACACTTCAGCAGCTCGTGGTTCATCGCCTTGGCGTATTCCTCGAACACGCCAACGAAGCCGGTCCACGCCGCCGGCGCCTCGCCGCGCAGCAGCATCGCCGCGCGCACCAGGCCACTGTTGTCGACAGCCATCAGCGCTTGACGACCTTCGAGCCGGACGCGGCCTGGACGATGTTCTTGCCGGACTTGGCGTAGTCGCGGACCGTGGTCATCATCCCGCTGCGCGCCTTGTTGGCCAGCTCCATCATCGACTTGCGGCCCGTCTCGATCGGACGGGTAAAACTGCTAGCCATGGCTCACGCCTTCTTGACCGGCTTGACGGGCTCGAACCCGTGCATCTTGCCCGAGCCGCCGCCGGTCGGGAACTTCTTGCCGGCGTTCTTCACATCGACGTTGGACACGCCAGGCTTCTGGTCGCCAACACCTTTGCCGCCCTTGAACATCTTGCCGGAAGGGCCGGGCTTCACGGCGAACTTGCCGGCGTCCAGGCTCTTTGCCTTGTTTTTGATGCTCGTCGTCTTCGCCATTTCTTCCTCCTACACTGGCCCTTGGGCTGGGTTTGGCATCTTCGGTCCGGTCGGTCCAGGGGCGGCGCCCATCGGTCCGACCACGTTGGTCTGCGGCCCCTGCGGAGCGCCGGGTGCGCCTGGTGCGGCCGCGGGCCCCCCTGGAGGAACCGGCGGGGCACCTGGTCCGCCTGGCGCACCCGGGCCACCGGGAGGTGGAGCTCCGGCCCCGCCACCGCCGCCGGCCATCTGGGCCTCGATCTCCTCGTCGGGCGGCACGATGTCGTCGCCCGGCAGGCCGATCCCCTCCGACACCGAGCGCAGCACCGTGGCGCGGCCGCGGATGCCGGTGATCTGCATGTCGATCGGGTTGGCGGTGATCTGCAGGAATTCCAGCTGGCGCTGGCGCTGCGTCTCGCGCTGCATGGCGACGTTGACGCCGAGCACGACGATCGACTCGTCGCCGCGCAGCATGCCGGTGGTGTCGGTCAGCATGATCAGGTCGTAGAGCTCGCTGACCGCCGGCTCGATCATGTCGTTGTCGATGTTCGCCGCGACCGTCTGTAGGATTTTGGCGGCGTTGCCCATGAGCATAGCAAGGCCGCTAGCAGTGCGTCCCGCACCGCCTGTCCGTTCTGACCCGGTGATGTAGCGCGGGATGGAACTGAGTTCGTCGGCGATCTGGGTAAACTTCTCGTAGACCCCCAGTAGCTCTTGCGCATTAGAGTTGGGCTGGAAGAATCGTACAGGCTCCTGATTGTTGTTTCCAAGAGGGTCCGTAACGGTGTGCCAACGCTTCCATGGATACAGGTCGTCTCCGTTCTCATTGTCAGCAATTCGATCGTCGTTGATGACGACCTGAGGTCCTGAAGCAATCGACATGTTGTTGATGAGCGAGCGGAGCGCGGCATTGGTGGCGTCCTGGATGTCGAACAGGATGTCCGGCAGGGCGTTGCCGACGACGGTCCCCGGCACCTTCTCGAAGCTGGTCACGTAGTAGGGCGGGCGCTTGCGCAGGCTGGGGCTGAGCTGCACCTTGATGACGTAGCGGCCGATCTTGTAGGCGTCGACGAAGTAGTCGCGCTCGGTGTCCGGTATGCGGTCCGGCCCAAAACCGTGGTCGCGCAGCATCGAGCCCTGCACGTAGCCATGGTATTCGAGCATGTCGATCGTGCCCGACTGGTTCATCCGCGGGTCTTCGCGGCTCTCCATGCTGGCGCGCGGCGTCTCGGTGGTCGACGCCTGGCCCTCGACATAGCCGGACTGGCCGTACCATTTCAGCACGTCGCGGATGGCGTCGGAGTTGTAGCCGGGCAGATCGAGCAGCTGGTTGAGGTCGGAGCGTACTACACGTGTGCGCTCGACGACGGCAGCGTCGCGGATGTCGGACACGCCCGGCGTCCACCACACGTCGAACGGCGACACGCGGTTCCAGAACATCTGCGGCTTGTTGATGATCTTGGGGGTGCCGTTGACCCAGGTCACCTGTGGCGTGATGCGCACCACCGGCCCCTTGAGGCAGGCGAACGGGAACAGCGGCAGGTCGACCAGGATCGCGGCGAGCGCCTCGTAGAACTGGCCCTCGACGAGAATATCATCGAGCTTGGAGAACGACTGCTCGGCCTCCTGGCGGGCCCGCTTGATGGCGGCGCGCTTGCCGGCCTGGATCAACGACAGCTGCCGCTCGCGGAATTCGCGGTCCTCGAACTGCATGCCGACTTCCTGCATCGTCGCCTTCTCGGCGTCGATCAGCTGGTTGATCGCCTGCAGCATGTCCTCGGGCAGCACCGGGTCGGGCGTCGCCTGCAGGCCCCACGGTTTTTCGGCGTTGAGGTAGACATCACGTAGCAGTGATGTGGCGCCGCGGCACTTGGTTGCAGTTAGACGCGCGTAGATTTCAGAACCGCCGAACTTGCGGATTTCCATCATCTTCTGCGAATCGTACTGGCCGTTGAAGGTCCTCAGCGCCGCCACCAGGCGATCGGACCAGCCGGACGCGCCGTCACGGTGGCGCACCATCTTGTTGAATTCATTGTCTATGAAGGCAACCAGCGAGGTCGAAATGCGGGATTCGTCCCGCTGCCGGTCTTCGGCCGCTACGCGCTCCGCGTTGACGCGGGCTTCATCCTGAGCAAGTGAGTCGGGTGACACGACCCGAAGAACAGGCATATTCGATTTTCCCCGGAGTTTGCGACAGTTACGCCAGGAGTTTCGAAATGACAACAGAGCCGACCACCGTATTCGCCGTAGACCTGGCCTCGCTGGCGCGCGAAATCGCCATGGACATCTTCCCCACCGAGCAGGTGCTGGCGATCCACAAGCTCGAGGACGCCGAGTGGCAACGCATCTGCGTCAACCCGAAATTCCAGGACATGCTGGCGTCGATGACGCGCGAGTGGCAGAGTGCGGCGAACACACGTGAGCGCGTCAAGGCGAAGGCGGCAACCGGGCTCGAGGCGATGCTGGAGACCTACATCCGCGAGATCGGCGACGAGACGATCCCGCTGACCCAACGCGTCGAGGCCGGCAAGTTCCTGGCCAGGCTCGGCGAGCTCGACGGCAACGGGGACAAGTTCGGCGGCGGCGCCGGCGGAGGCGTGACCATCAACATCACCACGTCGCAGGACCGGCCGACGATCACGCTGACGGCGACGCGCGACCCCGTACTGGAGGACATCGAATGACCATGGGGCAAAAGCCGGGGCAGCAGAGCCGCCGATCAGCCAAAGAGACCCCGCCGGACGAGCAATCGGGCGAGACCAGCCCCATGGTCATCCCCGACGACATCAAGAAAACCGTGGCCGAGATGTGCGACAAGTACGTCGGCTACGAGGGCCCCAGCCAGGACGAGATCGAGCAGGCGATCTGGGCCGAGCGCCAGAAGTGGCAGCGGCCGCCGGTCAACATGGACGATCTGCGCGGCTGGATGGCCGCCTTCGACGAGGACATGCTGCTGGCCGACGGCTACGAGGATGCCGTCCTCGGCGTCGCCGAGCGCTGCGGCCAGCCGAGCCTGGTGGTCTACGACGCCGACCAGTGCATCAACGTGCTGGTGAAGCGCGACGGCATGGACCACGACGACGCCGAGGAATTCTTCCACTTCAACACGCTCGGCGCCTGGATGGGCGAGCATACGCCGCTGTTCCTGTGGAAGTACGAGCCCGGTAGCGACGAATGATCACCCACCGCCCGGTCACCGTCGTAGCGCTCGAGACCACCAATCCCGCCCACGCCTTCGCGCTGGGCTTCGAGGCCGGTGCGTTCTCGAACTACTGCGACGCCGACCTGATCGGCTACCACCCGATCTGGGCCGCCAACGCGACGATCATCGAGCTGATGGCCATGGACCGCGGCTTCACCGTGGACGTCGTCGACAGCTGCGGGGACAAGCTTTTGATCCAAATCACCCGGACGCCTGAATGACCGAAATCAACTACGACGCGCCGCCGACCGTCGGCCGGTTCATGGAATCGGAGGCGTTCGCCAGGTTCGTCATCGGCCCTGTCGGCTCCGGCAAGACCACCGGCTGCATCTTCGACCTCCTCAAGCACTGCTGCCAGCAGGCCAAGGGGCCGGACGGCATACGCCGCACACGCTTCGCCATCGTGCGGCAGACGCTGCTGCAGCTGAAGATGACCATTTTGCTAGACATACTCAGCTGGCTGAGGCCGATCGCCGACTACAAGGTCTCCGAGCAGCTGGTGACCATCAGCTTCGGTGACGTCTACTCGCAGTGGTATCTGATCCCGCTCGAGGAGGAGGACGACCAGAAGCGGCTGCTGTCGATGCAGCTGACCGGCGCCTGGCTCAGTGAGGCGATCGAGATCAACGTCGGCCTGGTCTCCGCGATCGCCGGCCGCTGCGGCCGCTACCCCTCGGCTGCCGAAGGGGGCTGCACCTGGTTCGGGCTGATCGGCGACACCAACGCGCCGATCATCGGCTCGGAGTGGTGGAAGTTCTTCGAGGACGACCGGCCGCCGGACTGGGCCATCTTCCACCAGCCGGGCGGGCTCGACCCCGACGCCGAGAACCTCGAGTGGCTGCTGCAGACGCCGGAGACGCTGAAGCTGCCACCCGATAACCCGGTCAGGCGGTCGCAGGGCCGAACCTACTACGAGCGCCTGGCGCGCGGCAACAACCCCGACTGGATCGAGCGCTACGTCAACGCCAAATACGGCGAGGACCCGTCCGGCACCGCCGTCTACCGCGGCTCGTTCAAGCGTTCGTTTCATGTCAGGAAAGGTCTCAATCCGGTCAACGGCTACCCGCTGCTGATCGGCCAGGATTTCGGCAGGAATCCCTGCTCGCTGCTGTGCCAGGCCGACGCGTTCGGCCGGCTAGCCGTCCTCGAAGAAGTCGTCGGTGAGGACATCGGCCTTGAGCTGCACGTCACACGCAACCTCAAGCCGGTACTCTACTCGGACCGCTACATGGGACACCGCTTCGCCGCCGTAGGCGACCCGAGCGGGGTTTCGAAGGGCAATTTCCTGGAAGAAAACAGCTTCGACGTGCTGGTCCGACTTGGCATTCCAGCGTTCCCGGCTCCGACCAACAACCTCGACCCGAGGATCAACGCGGTCGAGCAGCTGCTTCTCCAGCAGCGCGATGGAGGCCCAGCCATCCTGATTGACGAGGAACGGTGTCCGAACCTGGTGCGGGCGATGCAGGGCGCCTACCGCTTTGGCAAGACCAAGGCGGGCGAGACCAAACCAGCGCCAGAGAAAAAACATCCGTGGTCCGACCTCGCTGACGATCTGCAGTATGTGTGCCTGGCGATGAACAGCGGCCTGGTCAACCTGATCGCCAAGCGCATCCGGCCACGGCCGGAAAAGCGCCCGCAGCCTAAGGTCACCGCGGCCGGCTGGACCTAGAACAGCCAGTAGAACAGCGTTATCCCGATGACGATCAGCGCCGCCTCGATGATCGCGCCGGCGACGGCGCCACGCATGAACGCCCGCTCGGCGTGGGCGATCGGCTTGTTCCACTCGTCGTCGTAGATGCGCTGCAGGGTGTTGTCGTCGAACACGACCTTCGGCCGGTCCCAGTCGTAGGGCTTATGGTCCGGGTGCATGTTGAACTCGTGCCGCGCACTGGCGAGGTGGTCGTTGTCCGGCTGCAGCGAGGTTTTCATTCCCAGGGCTTTTTGGTGGCAGCCTTGACCGCCCACATCGCGGCAGCCTCGACGCCGGTCTGTGCCTCGGCCTTGAGGCGTTTTACCTCGCCTTCGCCCCGATCGTCGATGGTCTCGATGTAGTCGATCAGGTCGGCCGCCATGCGCTTGACCTGCTGGACCGGCACGCTGCCGGACGGGTTGAAGTCCAGTCCGACGCGGTATTCCCCTTTGGTGGTCACTTTTTTCTCCCTCGTCCCCCGGAATCCACCGGCGTCGGTGCCATCGTTGATGTTGGTGTGCCGCATTGGCGGCACGGTCTGTTTTTCGCTCATCCGCCTCGCCAGGTCTTTCTCCCGGCGGGATTTGGCGAGGTCGATCCGCCAGCCCATTCAGGCTTTACGCTGCCGCTGCTGGCCCTGGCCGAGGTTCACCTCGGGCCCGGTTATGCGCGCCGAGCCCCTCGCGGCGTTGGCCTGGCTCACTCCGACGAACAGCCGCTCGAACTGGTCGGCGGCCCACACCTCGACGCGAATTTCCGGCTGGCGGCCGTTGTCCAGCAGCACGCTCTGGCGACACACGTAGTCGCCAACCCGGCAGAGCACGACCTCCCCCGGGTTGGCCGAGGAGGGAACACGCAGGCAGGGGCCCTCCCCGATCTCGCGCACCGGGTCATAGTCCCCGAATCCGGCCCAGTTGCGGTCGATCCAGTCCGGCGCCCCGGCGAGCTGCCCGTTGTAGCGGAACGCGTCGACAATGTTGATCCGGCTCTCGTAGCGCACCTTGCCCGGTGGCACGATCTCGCCCAGCAGCCCGGCATCCGGCATCCCCAGCTTCTCCCGCTTCGGCGTGTCCTTGACCGGCAGCCCTGCGCGCCGGCGCTGCGCGTCGTAAACACCCTTGCGCTGGGCGTTGAGCGCGGCCGTCACCTGGTCGGCAGTCTCCGGGTCCTGCTCGACAGGCCGCTCGCCGGGCGGCGGCTCGTTGTCGCCTGGCCGGTAATCATCCTCGACCTGTTGGGTGGATGGGGTGTTAGCGTCGAGGGGCCAGGTCACGTCCTCGAAAGTCGAGCCTGGCAAAGCCGGGTCGATCTCGTTGGGATGGCTGGTGGCCCAGCCCTGGTCGGGATCGGGATGCTGCTGCGGGTCGAAATAGGGCGGAGATGGCGGGGTGGCGGCACCAGGTCTGTCGGGCAGCACAGTGGGGTCGGCCAGCTGCTCGGCTTCATCGGCAAAGGTCGCGAAGCCCGGCTGCGGCTGCGGTGTCGCGGGCAGCGGCAGCTGGCCGAGGATGTCGCCAACCGTCAGGCCGGTGTCGTCGTCCGGCGGGGCGTCTACCTGCTGCGTCTCAAGCACCTGGCCGGCCTCGTGACCCTGGATTTTTGTTTTTGCGGGTGGGCGCTTGCGGGGCATGAGCTATCTCCTGGCCACCTTGACCGACTGTTCGCGGCCGCGCGCCGCGCCCGAACGATCGGATTGGGCCCGTTTTTGGACAACCGGTGCGGGCTCGGCTTGAGCGAGGGGGCTGTTTGCAGGGACCCGCACCGGCTCCGGCTGGGGCTGGGGCTTTTCGGCGGAGATGTCAGCCGTCCCACGCCAGCCTGCCAGATAATAATCCACGGCCCGCCGAATGTGTTCTGCCTTGCCCAGGCCGGTCACGCGCATGACTTCGGTGAGCCGATCCATCTGGGGCTTGGTGAGGCGGAGCTGGAAGCTTTCGCTCTTGAGCATGGGCGTGAGTGATATGTGGCGCAGTGCTTTTTGGCAAGGGGTATGTGCGAACTCTCTAAACCCCCGGGGGGCGGGGTGGGGGCGTTGGGCAGGTGGCCGGCCGGCCGGCATTAAGCGGCCGGAACCCATGGCGTAAGTACCGCCGACACTGACACCGCGGCGATGAACGGTAGGCTCCCGAGTTTCAGGGGAGAGCAGGCTCCGGCTGCCCGCAAGGCAGCACCGCCAACGGTATGTCACGCTCTAAGCGGTTGTCCCGTGAGTGCTACGTGTGTCCTGTGACCTTGGTCTGAGGGGGGTGCGTAGCGCAAGCCGGGGGGATCGTGAGGGGGGAAGGTAAATCTGGATGGCCCGCGCTCGACAAGGCGCGTGCTGGTCAGGGGCCCCTGTAACCTCGAGGCGTCGGTTAAAGTGCAAGGTGAAGTCCTGCCGCGCGAGAATGCGTACGTCCCTCCACAAGAGAGGTGTAACCCAACTAGGTCCATCCCTAGCCTTCCGCGCAAATGCGGCGGGACCGCCGTCGGTGCGTAATCGAGCACAGCGTGTCTTGCGAGGCCGGGAAACGAAAGTTGGGAGGTGTATATGAAAATCCATCGGACCGCGCCGGCGTGAGCTGGCGCGGTCGATTGGCTTTTCTGGCTGGCAATAGCTGCCACCTTGAAAATTCAATCGGAGATTGCATCATGGCTTGGGACAAGGTCACCAAGGTCGACTCGATCGCGAAGCGCAAGGCGTGGACACGGTCGAACCTCGGCAAGCTGCTCGAGCATGCCGACTCGTTCAAGGTCGCGGTTGGTCGCGGCACCGACATTGCGTCGTGGCAGGCCGACCGTGGCGCCAACGCTGGCCAGCAGTCGGTGACTGTGAGCAAGCGTGGCCGACTCCATCGTCGCGTCAACCATGGCTGTGGGCGCATTGCCACCAGCTGGCCGCGCAATTCAGCGTAATTCGCGTAGTATCCACGCGTTTTCGGACTGGATACTTCCGCGGCTACCTACGGGCGGTCGCCAGAGGCTATTTCAGCCCCCCTTACTACGTAAGGGGGGCTGCCGCCAGACCGCCAGTCGTTGGTAGTCTTAGTATCCTTAGTATCCATGATATTTTAATAGACTCATAGAGAGAACGCGTCCTGCCTCGTGAAACTTCGCGGGCCGACGCGCTCTCTCTATAAGTCCGTTCACCCTGCCGAAAAATCGCGTCTACTATGGATACTAAGCGCCAGCTGAGAGGCTAACGCTTGATATCATTGCACTTTTTAGTAGGAAATGGATACTAAGCGCCGCGCCTACTGCGGCACGCAAACGCCTACCAAGGCACGAAAGGGATACTAACATGGATGACAACTACCTCAAGAACGCGCTCGAGGACCTGATTGACGCGTCCAGTGTCGAGCGCGTGTGCCTCGCGATGGCGTCCGTGTGCCTCGAAAAGTCGGAGCACATTGCCTCAAACTGGCAGGACACGACCACGGCACGCCCTTGGACGCAGATGGCGCAGCGTCTCAACACTGTCGCTGGCGCTGCCGAAAGGCGTGGCGTCTAGCCGGTTGCCTTCGTTGTGCAGTGGTCGCTTAGGCCACTGCAGCGCGAAACCAACCGCGAGGATTAGTATCCATGGCCGACATCACCATCAAGACCAACCATCATTGGCGCGACTTCGTCTACCGCAGCGACGTGCCTGCCGACGTGCTCGCCGATCGCTTCGACTGGACCAACGAGGAGGACCATTTCGACGGTTTCTTCTGCTACCGCGGGTGGTGGTATCACAACTCCGAGTTCAGCGTCTGGACCTCCAAGCTGGAGGACGACAGCCCGTTCAAGGGCTGGGACGCCTATGCTGGCGACAGCTACTTCTCCGGCGTGGTCATCAAGGTCAGCCGCGATGGCGAGCGCTACCAGATCGGGACCTACTTCTCGTGACCCGGGGCTTTTGTCTCGTGCCGATAACGGGAGCCAGGCGCTATCATGCCGCGACAGCTCCGTTCCTCAACATCAGCACTCGCCTCGTTGGCGGGCTTCGCTTCATCAAGGTGGGCAGACTGTGCTTGTCCCTCTGCATCACCGACACCTATCGCCCGCTCTAGGCCCGCGTCAGCTTGTGAGAGAAGCTGCCGTCTGAGCACTGGCGACAACAAAGGAGGCGCACCATGCGCAACTAAGCGGCAACAGAACCCCACCGAAAGGTGGGCGCTGCCGTCTGCCCCGATCCGGTCCGGCACACAAACCCGGCCACCGCCAGCCGCCACGTCGTCAGGGATATCCCCGTGCTGGCGTAAATCGGGGCAGACGCCAACGCCCGCAAAGGAGAGCCACCATGGCTTGGAACAGACTGTCCACCTACAAGACGCGCGTCCTCGACTTCGGCGACGGCATGATCGGCGTGCAGTACCACGACACGATCATCGTCAAGACCTTCCCCGAGCATGGCCGCACCACGGTGCGGCTCGACACCGGTGGCGAGACTGGCGACTGGCACACGGCAAGCCGTGCCGTCGGCTCCGTCACCACCAAGCGCAAGCTGAATCAGGCGAGCCACCAGTTTGGGCTGGGCTTCAGCGTCCACCAGCACAAGCACCAGTGGTTCGTCACCACCAAGGCTGGCGTGTACCTCTGGGACGACTCCAACGTGTTCGAGTTCGACAAGGACACCGGCGCCCCGCTGGCCGTCATCGAACTGTTCACCAAGCGCAAGAAGGAAGCCGCGTAATGCAGTCCCACTTCGAGATCAACGTGTCGCTCGACGGGCGGCACCTGTTCGCCACCGCGCCACGATCGTGCACCACCGAGGCCGAGGCCAAGCACGTGCTCGAGCATATCAAGCTGGCGTTCAAAGACAGGCCCGGCTTCAAGATCAGCATCACCCACTGGGAATGCCGTGGCCGGAGGGTCGTGGCATGAGCACGTTCATCCTGACCGACACCACCCACCTTGGCGCGATCCGACCGATCGGCGCCTACGAGACGGCAGCCGAGGCGCTGTCCGACCT